CAACCAATAAGCGTCACGGCCGCTCATAAGTGGCCGCTCGACGGCCTCGATGGCGCCGGTGTGAAGCTCGATATTTGCGGCCGCCTGGGCGAGCTCTGGCGCGCTTACGGTCTTGCCCGTAAGCTCTGTCACTTGCTCAATCGTGGCCCAAGCCATAACCGCGCCTTTCGTGGTGAAGTGGTAGGGCGGCCGCCCCCCGAAAAGAAACGACCGCCCGGTCTAAGGGGTGGTCGTTCTTATTCCTGGACGACCTCGGCGTGCGCGACCTCGGGGTCGGTAGCGACGACGGCCGGCGTGGCCTCGACCGAGTAGACGAGATTGATGCTCACGCCGTCGACGTTGACGCTCTTGCCGTTGAACACGACGTCGCCCACCGGGCGCAAGCCCTGAGAGATCATGTACTGGCGAGTCGCCGCAAAGTTGGCGTCGTGGTCGAAACGCCGTCCGTCGAAGATGCCGGGCGCGAGAACGAAGATCTTGACGTGCCGGGTCGACTCGTGATCTTCCACGTCGGCCGAGCGCGCCGCGATCTCAACGTCAGGCTTACCAATGAGCGCGGGGAATTGGGCGACCTCGGGGTCGGTGTCTGCCGGTACGTCGGGGTCGGTGGTGATTTCAACATCGGGGGTGGTGCCGTCGGTGCCGACGGTGTCGAAGCCGTCGTCTGGGGTGGTGCCGGTCATGGCGTGCCTTTCGCTTGAGGTAACCGAGGGGAAGCGGGGCGAGCGCCGCTAGACACCCGCCCCGCCCTGTACTGCTAGACCGCCGGTACCTCTTCAAGGATGGCGGCCGCGTTCTCGTTGGCGAGACCGAAGCCACGACGGGCGCGGATCTTGAGCAAGGTCTCGTCAGTCAGCGCCGAGGCGCCACCCTTGCCGTCGATGACAACCGATTCCGGGCCCGAGCGGATGCCCTTGAACAGGAATTCGGAGTTGGCGACCACGAGGATACGGCTGCCGGTCGGCTTGCTGGTTGCCACGGCCGAGGTACGCGCGCCGTTGGTCCACTTGACGGGGTATCCGAAAAGGGTGTCGGGCTTGTCGGTGGCCGCGTTGCCGTCGCCAAAGATCGGCTTACCCGCGCTGTCGCGCAGTTCACGAAAGCTTTTCTTGAAGCCGGGGTGGGCGATCACGACGGTTTTGGTCTCGTCGAAGTAGTCGCCCACCTCGACAAGTCCGACAAGCTCGGAAAGGTCGTCGTACGTGACGGCTACGCCGGCGCCGGTCTTGATGATGTTATCGCCGGCGGTGTAGGCGGTGGCCGCGTTGGTCGTCGACAGAGCCTTGTAGACCGAGGTGAAGGGTACCGTGTTACCGTTCTCGGCGGCCGTTACGGCGAGGGTGGCATTGTCGAAGATACGCGCGTAGCTGCTGGCCCAATCGACCTTCTTGACCGCGAGCACGTCGGCGATTGAGTCGTCGATATCTTCCTCGGCGATCCGAACGACCTTACCGAACTTGCGAGCCTTGAGGGTAATCTCGTCGTTGAGCGAGTCGTCCTCGCCGTAGGCCGAGCCCTTGGGCACGATCTCAACATCCATACCGGCGGTACGGGGAAAGCTCTTGGTGTCGGAATTCATGGGCATAGCGCGGGCGACTGCCTCGACCGCGCTGGTGGATGCAATACGAGTGATTACCTCACTCGACTTTTCCTCGGGGAGCCAAGCCTCAAGAGTGTTACGAGCCATGAAAGGCCGCCTTTCTTCCGTGCGTACGATGATGGATAGCGACCAATCGGTCGATATGCCCATCTCGGGCTCGAAAGCCTGGCGGCCTCTTGTGGGAATCCTAACAGATTCCCGACTTACTTTTGTAGGTTACCTACCAACCGCACCGACTGTTACGACCGTGGCACGAGTAGCCAAGCCGCGCCCGGGGGCACAAACCAATGACGTGCAAGATCCGACGGCCCCGCCTAATCACGACTTGCCGAGGATCTGGGCCGCCTGGCGCTCGCTGGCCGACTTGGGCGCCCGGTTTTTGGTCTCGCCGTTCCGGTCGTTTTCGCCGGCGGTCGACCGGCGCTTACTCTTGGCCGCGAAAAGCTCGGGGTAGTCGGCGCGTAGCTCGTCGATGGCCTCGTCGAGCCCGTCGACCTTGCCGTCGGCGTCAAGTTCAAGATCGTCGAAGTCGAGCAACTTGACCAAGCGCGCGGTCTTGTCGCCACCGGCGCCGGCTCGAACGAGGGCGGTCTCGGCCTTGCTCGCCATTACCGACTGGTCGCCGGCTTTCTGCCCCTCGGCGCGTGCTGCTGCAATACGCGCCTCGACGTCGGCGTCAGCGTCAGCGTCGGCCGGCTTGCCCGCCTTGTCGAGCTTGCCCGCCTTGTCGAGCTTGCCCTTGAGATCCTTAATCTTGGCCCGCTTGGCCGCGCTCGAACCGTTGGCCTTGGCGATTGCTGCCCGCGTGCTCTTGAGTTCGGCACGGAGATCCTCGACGCTCTTACCCTCGTCGGGGTCGTCCTCGTCGTCCTCGTCGTCGTCCTCGTCGTCGTCCTCGTCGTCGTCCTCGTCGTCGTCGTTGTCGTCGCCACCACCCCCGGCGCCGGGCGCCACGATGGAACGAAAGCCGGGCCGTGCCCAATAGGGGAGTGCGAGCGAGTGGCGGTTGTCAATTGAGTACATGGTGCGGTGTCCTTTTCGGGGTTGGGGGTGTTACGCGGAAAGTTTGAGGCCGGCGGCCTTGGTCACGGCCGCTGCAATTCGAGGCACGGCGACGTCGAAAGCGGCCGCGAGTTCGGCGGGGTCGACGTGCGCCACCCCGAGAGTGCGGCCGAGGGCGTCACTAATCGCCGAGGCAAGCTTGACGGGGTCGATTGTGGTACTGGTCTGTACGCCGACGGCGATTAGCCGCTGCTGGGCGATCATCATGTCGACCTCTGCCTGTAGGAAACTCTCGGGGCTCGCGCCATTGCCAAACGGGCTGTTGCCCTGATTGGAATTGATTAGGCGCCAAAACAGATTGTAAACCTGGGGGCTCGGTAACCCCGCCCATCCTTGGTCCGTAACGAGCCATCCGGTGCCGTCGGTCGTCCATGCTAAGCGCATTAGGTTCTCTTTCCTGGTGCTGATCGATGCTGCATTACCGCCGGCCGTAGATGACGCCGGGGTGAAGTAATCCCACGGGTTGCGCCGTTGGTGGCCGGGGTCGAGTAGGTGCCAGTGTAGGTGTTGAGCGACCCCGCCGGTGTCGCCGGTGTAGGCCACGACGTCGCCGGCGTTGACGTGCGCGCCATTGCCGACGGCGTACCGCGACAGGTGGCTGAATACGTCGCGCCACCCGGGATTGTCGTCGTGGAAAAATTGACACGACATGCCGGCGCCGCCGTTGTTGGGTATCTGGCGCAGCGTGCCCGAGGTGCGCGCAAGTACAGGCGTACCGACTCGGGCCACGATGTCGACGCCGCCGCGCTGGCCGTAGGTGCGGTCAAGGTGATGCTGCCACGACACGTAAGGGTCTCGCCCATCGAGGTAGATAACCGTCGAGGGCTCACGTAGTTGGTAGTTGCGTAGTGCCATGCGCTCAGCCTACCGCGGCGCGTTAGGGGGCATAAGGTCGTCGTCGTTCAAAGCGGCCTTGCCTCGGTTGGGGAACTTGCCCGTTTTTTCAGCCTTGGCCGCGTACGCCTTGACGCTCTTGGGCGCCACGAGTCCCGGCTTGGCAAGTAGTCGCTCGGCCGCGGCGACCCGTACGCCCATGCCCTCGTTTTCAAGAGAGAAACCGCGCAGCACTGAGCGGTCGGCCTCGCGCCCGAGAGCGTCGGCGTAATCCTGGGAAAACAAAAGCTCTTGGTCACACCGGCAGTTGGGATGCTTGGGCGGCTGAAAGGTGCCCCACTTGGCACTGTACGCCTTGCGGCCGTAGGTCAGACCGTTAGGGTACTTACCGCCGGGCTGGGCGACCTTGCCCGAATAGGCGAGGCACTCGACGCAAGCGTTACGCTCGGCGATCCATACGGTCGGTATGCCCGCCTCGTCGCCGACGCCGGTTATCCCCTCGTTGGCCGCCTGATTGACCGCGCCTGTTATCGAGCCGGTTACCTTGTTTTGGTGCGCCTTGAGGGGCGCGAGGTAAGCGTCTTTTTCGGCGCCGGCGGCTGCCAGCTTGCGCGACTTGTCGAGCGCGTCGACGGCGTCGGCGTCGAGCCCGTCGATCATGCCGCGAGCGGTCGCCGAGCCTCCCGCCATCACACGAGCCCTGATCGACTCGACATGTTTAGGCGAGCCGAAACCGTAGGCGGCGGCGGCCCGGCGAGCGGTGGGCTCGGCTTTCGTGCGCGAGTAGGTCGCCGGCGCCTGGTCGATAGCTGATAGCTGGGCGAGGGCGTCGCGGCCGCCGATCCCGAAAGCCTCGGCAATCCCCTTGCGCGCCGCCGCCTCAATCGAGGGGGGCGCGCTGGCATAGGTGGCGAGAATACGGGCGACCGAGGCGGCCGACAGTGTTTCGGAAAGCTTGATGAGCTTGTCTAGCTGTGCTATCCAATCGCCCCCGGCCGCCTTGAGTATGCGCGCCTCAAGCTCGGCGAGCCCTGCCTGGGAGCTCACGGGCTACGCGCCGGGGAAGGATGGCACGACGGGCGCCACAACCGCCGGGGGCGCCTCGGCGCGGGGTGCGGTGAGGATCTCGGGGAGCATGTCGGCAAGCTCGGCCGACGTGATCGTGCCGAGAGTGGCCGCCTGGCCGAGCTTGGCGAGCGACTCGGCAAGCGAGGCGATCAGGTCGGGGGTGAGTGCCGGCGATCCGTCGGGGAACCACTCGGCGACCTGCTCGTCGGTGTACCCCGCCTCAAGCAAGGCCACCCGTACCGGTACGCCGGTCTTGATCTTGGCGGCCACAAGTTCGAGGCCCTCTTTATCGGTCTCGGTCTCGGTCGGTAGCCAGTTCACCACGACCTCGCTCTTGATGCCGGCCACCTCTAGCACGTAGTCAGCGAGGTTGCCCCACGTTAGGCCGAGGGTGCGCTTGATCTTGCGGGCGTGCTTATTGATCCCGCCGCTCGCGCGTCGTCGAGCCTCACCCGAGGGCTGGGCGCCCTCTAGATCGAACTCGAATAGTGGCGTGCCCGTCGTGGTCGCCATCGAGCGGATCTGAAAGATCATCGAATTGATAAACGGCGCCTCGCTGGCGGCCGCGAATTCGCCGACCGATTTGATGCCGTTCAAGATCCACGCCGAGCCGGGGGAGCTTTTGAGTTTCGATGTGTCGGTCACCGGCTTACCTTGCCCGTCGACGCTGCCGCTCATGTCGGGGCCGTCGGTGCCGAAGTCGTCGTCGATATCGTCGTCGGCCACGCCGGCGTTTTCGTTCATAAGCGCGTAACGCTGGGGGAAGCCCTGGTAATCCATCGACCCCATATGAGTCGCGTTGATCTTGGTGATCGAGTCCTGAGCGCCGAAGGCGTTACGGTGGACCGGCTTGCCGTATGGCTTGCCATCGACGCGATAGTGAAAGACCGGCAAGCGCGTGTTTACCGCGTTGGCCTGGCGATAGCTGTCGGGGTCGTCCTCGTCGGCAAGCTCGGGGCTGTATTGGGTCGCTTTCTTGCCGTCTTGATCCTTGATCGTTGAAAGGCTTACGACCTCGTCGTCGTAGTAGAGATTGGCCATCCACCGTTTGCCAGCTTGCCACCGCTTGACAGCATAGAGCCCGGTGCGCCCGTCCTCGGGCGAGTAGATAATAACGGTCGAGAGTGGGCTTGATCCGATGATATTGGTCTTGGTGGCGCGCCCGGTTCCGTCGATCTCGGCGACGTCGACGATGGCGTAGTAGTCGCCGAAGTACCCCGCTTTACGGTGCCAGTCGTCGGCCTCGTCCTCTAGGTCGTTTTCGTCGTAGACCGCCGCGAGCACGTCGGCCGCCTTGGCGTCGCTGGCGGTGATCGAGGCAAGCTCGACCTTATCGAAAAGCGAGTTTACGGGGATGGCCGCGAAGTTGAGTTTATGCACCTGGGCGGTGGCGTTGAGCAAGCGGGCGAGCGCGGGGTTGCTGATGATCTCGGAGATCGTACCCTCGAAGTAACCACGCCGGCGGGCGTACTCGTCAGCGTTCTCGTCGAGCCACTTGAGCCCCCCGGCGAGGTGGTCGATCATGTCGTCGAGAGTATCCGGTGTAATGGCCATGCCCGCATACTACCAAGGGAAGCCACCACGAGCCCGCTAGGCACTATCTGATGAAGTTAGTGCCGGGGTTACTCTCCGCGCAGAGCTTGCCCCATTGTTCGGACTGCCATGCCTTTTGACTGTATGTAGGCAAGTACGGAATCAAACCCGGAAGAGGTGTACTGAACGTTGGTCGCCCCCGATGCGACAAAATCGTGAAACGTGATTGGCAGCCATGCCTTGCCTAGCGCGGCTGCGTCGATCTTCAATTGTATTGCCGCGAGCGACGTGGTTGCTGAGGGTTGAGTTGACCGTATTCGCAGCGGGTCAGCGGGCGGCAGCGTTTCAGCGTTTTGTCCGTACACGAGGCGGGCGCTAGAGAAGTATTTGGCTGCCGTTGGGTAGACGTTATTTTCGCTGTGTCCACCGGGGTAGGCAAAGTGGTCACCAGACAGGAATCCATTAGCCGCAAGCCAGCTTTTCGCTTCTTGCAACTCCTGCTCGATTGTCGCCACGTCTAGCGCCCCGTAATTGCTGTCGTGGTTGGCTTGCGTGGAGGCGTGGGTCGCTATCTCCCACCCCTGCATCTGCATCTGATTCAACTGGGCGAGTGTGAGTCGGTTGGTTGTCCCAATATTTCCAGTGATGATGTAAGCGGTACCTTGATAGCCGTACTTGTCCATCAGCGGCTTGGCAATCGAGAACTGAGTAGACCAAGAATCATCGAAAGTAAGACTCACTACACCGTTGGGATATTTCGCGGAGGCGTCAGGGACCGTTTCGAGTCCGTTGAACCCCACCTTCACGGTTGCGGTTGCGTTATCCTTGATCTGGAACTTGAACCGATTAAGTAGCGTTTTATCTGGGGAACCAATGACATTGGCAAGTCCAAAATGCAGTGTTAGCGGCGTCCACTTGTCCTTGTGTATGAAGTCAACGCTAGCGCCATAAGATATAACGTCCCACCAGTAGCATGTGTTGAAGGTCCCTCCCGATGCTGCCCAAAAACTTAACTCAGAAAGCTTGGTTGTATCGGAAACTTTCACCCAAATGCGCAAGAACTTACCCGTTGCGTCTACTGTCGGGGATACTGCGGAGGGGCTGAGGATGAATGCAAACTCCCCGGTGCCAGTAGTCACCAGCGTGGTGGATTGTGTGCCGAGCGTGTAGTCCGCTCCGTCATTTACTGTTGCAGTGGTGCTTGACCCGCCGATTGTCCATCCGTGACCTGGCTGCATTGCGGTAACAACCTTCCGCCCGACCGTAGCCC